CAACTTTTGCAGGAAAAGTAGGTGTAGCAGGTAAAACACCTACTCATGGATTGACTTTAGCACAAGGCACAGGAGTTGGTAATAAAATAGTTTGGTCAGATTCAACGCCAGATTTTGCAGCAAGTATTTACGCAAGTAATTCAACTGACAAATTAACATTTGCTACTAAAAACGCAAGTAACGTTGAAACAACTGCTTTAGAAATAGACACATCACAAAACGCAACTTTTACAGGTACAATATCATCAGGCGCTATATCATCAAGCGCAAGTGTTATAGCAACGGGTAATTCAAATAGTTTTGGTAATACCACAACAGCAGCGTTAGGAGCAACATCAGGTACTTTTTCCGCAAGTGTTACGGCAGCAGGTAATTCAAATAGTTTTGGTAATACTTCAATAGCACAATTAGGAGTTAGTGGGTTTTTTAGTAATTCAGCAGGTGGTAAATTTGAAGTTCAAAATAGCACCGACGGTACTTCAGCTAACGGTATTTACATGTGGAATACATCGGATAGTAATTGGGGTATATACATGGGTCAAGCAGGAACAGGTAAATCTCTTGCTGACGGCACTGCTGCCTCGGGTATTGATGGAAGAACTGAGCATGCTATTAGGTTTAGAGCCGCTGATTCAAGCCAACAAATTGGATTTTTATGGGAAAACAATAGTGAAGAAGCTCTAATGCAGCTGGTGACAGATACTGGAAAACTATTTACAAGAGGTTCAATTTACCCATCAAATCAAACTACAAATTATGTAGATTCTACTCAAATTGGACAATGGAACACGGCACATAGTTGGGGTAACCATGCTAATGGAGGTTACGCTGCTGATAACACAGTGGTTAAAACAAGTGGAAATCAATCTGTAGGTGGTGTAAAAACATTTACTAACAATGCTATTTTTGAAGAAAAAGTTATTATTGGTGATAATAGTGTTTTAGAAACTACGTTCCCAGCTCCAAACGCTAGTCTACACGTGCACGAAAAAGTTTCTGGATCAGGTGTTGCATTTGGAAATGAAGCCCACGTTGTAATAAGTACAGGTGCCACAAGCACTGGTGCTCAAGGTTATCAAGGTTCTTTATGGTTTGGATCTTCAGATCACCCAGCCGCCGGATCAAGCGCTGGTCAAGGAAGTCAGTTTGTTTGGAGAAACGCAGGTATAGCTTCTACATCAGGCACCGCTGACACGGGAGGTTCAACTGCAACTGGTAATTTAGAATTTTACGTAAACAACGGGGCCAGTGCTGGTACAAAAGCTTTAGAAATAGCTAGCGATGGAGATGTATTTATTAACGCTAATTCAACACATCATAATTATGGTGGTAAAACTTTAGTAATAGGAGGATCTAGAGCTACTTTAAGTTTATTGAGTAGTGGTAGTTTATCAACGATAGCTATGCACGCTAATGGTGACTCTTCAAAAGACATACATATAAACCATGACGGGACTACTGGTGGTATAAGTTTTTTCCAATACTCAAATGGATCTACTGAGAGTCTGAAATTAGACGGTGGTGGTCACGTTGGTATAAATTTAGGAACTTCTAGTCCATCAAGGAAATTACACGTAGTTGGTGGGACTTTATTTTCTTCAAACAGCTCTACAGCAACATCTAGATCAACTAGTGGCGTTGGAATAACTTTTACAAATAATAATACATTTTCTTCTAACAGTGATTTAACTGATGCTAATAGATACTTATCTATCACAAACGACTCAACAACAAGTGGTTCATATGCTCCAATATCTCTTAGAGTAAATCCTGGTGGTTCTGGATTTGATACCGCAATGGCAGATATAAAACTAGTTGCAAATGGAAATGACCATCATCTTACTACATCGATGAGAAATCCAATTACTGATACTTTTTTAGATGTTCTGTCTCTAAAAGCTGAAGGTGGTATTGATATACAAGGTTCGGTTGGTCAATTGTTTTCAGTTACAAATAGTTTAACTGGTGATTTATTTTCAGTATCAGACGTTTCAGGTATGCCGATATTTAACGTTAATTCTAGTGGAGCGGTAGATGTAGATGGTACTTTTACATCGAGTGGAGATATTGTGGCTTATTCAGATGAAAGATTAAAAACAGACGTACAAACATTAGATGGTTCTAAAGTTTATAACATGCGTGGTGTTAGTTTTACAAAAGATGATAAAAAAGGTAGTGGTGTTATAGCTCAAGAATTAGAAAAAATAGCACCTGAGTTAGTAAGTAACAATAGTGAATTCAAAGCTGTAGCATACGGTAACTTAACTGGTTATCTAATAGAAGCTATAAAAGAATTAAAAGCTGAAATAGAAGAACTTAAAAAAGAAATTAAATAATGGCGGTTCCAAGTTCTGGTGAAATAAGTTGGTTTAAACTATCTCAAGAAAAAAAGATAAACGATTATAATTCTTCCGCAGGTGCTGGAGCAATACCAGTTATATCTATGTATGACTTGGTTAATGGTGGAAATAGCACAGGCAACACACAGGCTGACGTAGACATTACAAATACAAACTCCCCGTCGCATCCTAATTCAACGGCGCCTCATGCTGCTAGCGAATGGTATAGTTACGATCATGATTACACCGCTGTTACTGTTTATGAATCAAGTTGGTCACCTAGTGGAACAGTTACAATGCCTAGCCATAATGGAACAAATGCTATTGGTCACGCTACTAAATCAGCAGCGTGCTCCTCGACAAACACAATAAATACTTGTATTTCTATTTCTTGGACAGGAACTTTAGGCAACGGAACAACTTTATATTTTATGTATGGGAACACTTGCGTGCAAAACACTGTTTTAGACGGTAATAATAGATATATTAAAATGGGTAGTTATGGTGGAGGTATAGGTAGTAATTGTGCTACTGCTTACCCAGGCGGAACTACGGGTAATGTAATGAAAGTTAGTGACTCTGGTGTTGTTTCTGAATTTGCTTCATCTTGCGTTACTTTAACACCGTTCCCTGCTACAGCAACTAACTATAGTAAACCTGCGTTCGCATGCGGTCAAGCCTCTAACAGCAACACGGTTTATTTAACAGACAGTTCACCTACTGTTAACCAAACTATCGCTTATTCAAACGCAACAGGTACAACGTTCCAAGGTCAAGGCCATTGGGGGGTTGATGTCCTCAACGGGACCGCGAACTTTAAAATGACAGTTGGGTTTAATGGAGTAATAACAGCATGGGTTTTATGTTAATATAATATTATGAAAATACAAGAAGATAAAATAAAAGAATACTCAGGCACAACTTTTAATGTGGTTAAAACAAATGGTGTTTCTAAAATTACTTTTAACGATAGTAATTGGATAGAAAACAAAGAGTATTACGGAGAAGTTTTTTTAGGAGACTGTGTTGATTGTGGAAAAATAAAAGAACTATACAAAGACTTTACTTTTGATAAAATACTTATACTAGGTCTCGGTTTAGGTTTATTACCTAACTATGCAAAACATGTAAAAAAATGTAGCGTCGTTGATGTGGTTGATAATAATTCTGAATTAATATCATATGTAGATTATTTAGATGACTCTATTGGTCTTATTGAAGCAGATGTTTTAGATTACACACCTACAAAAAAATATGATTTAATAATAGTTGATTTATGGTGGAATGAATCTGACGTTACAGAAGAGATACAAACAGAAATAGACAATATATATAATGATCATTTAAATATTGGTGGTAAAATAATATTTCCATTAATATCAAAACAAATAAATAAAAAATGAGAATAATATTTTGTGTTCCAGGTAACAACTTTAGCAACAATTTTCTTACCTCATGGACAAAGTTAATACAATACTGTAATAAAAATGGTATACAAGCTGAGTTAAGTAATGGTTATACTTCTATAGTGCATTTGGCTAGATATTCTTGTCTAAGAATAAATGTACATGACACAGGTTGTGAAGTATGTAAAGATCCTTTTCAAGGTAAAGAAACCTACAACTACATAATGTGGATAGACTCTGATATGGTTTTTGAACCTAAAGACTTTCAAAAACTACTAGATGCTAAAAAAGAAGTTGTAACAGGTTTATACAAAGTTGAAAAAAGCAATGAGTACGCTTGTTATAAAAGTGACGACAACAAAAGAATAAACAAAGAATATCTTAAAACAAATAGTGGTGTTATAAAAACTTCGTTTGCAGGCATGGGTTTTATGTTGGTTAAATCAGGTGTTTTTGAAAAAATGAAGTTTCCATACTTTAGTTTACCTAATAATTCAGAATGTGTTTCTGAAACTATATCTTTTTGCCACAATTTAAAAGCAGCAGAAATACAGTTACACGCTCACCTAGACGTTGTAGTTGGGCACGAAAAACCTATAATACTATAACACACTTAAAAACTGTGAAAATAGCGTAATAATATAAACATAGAATAATAATTTTAAAAAAACAAAACAATGGGACTAAAAGGAGCATACAATTTTAAAGGTATAGCATTAGATGAAGCTTACTTACAGGTAAGTAGCTTAAACTGCAACCTCTACTCTTCTTCATCGCGAAATTTAAAAACTCCAGCTGTGTATAACTCAGATGGTACTATAAAAACTGAAGCGGTGTATGAAACAACTTGGACAAAGTTACCTAGCACTAACGCTAGCGTAAAAGTGTTTAAAGATAAAGTAGCTAGAGACGCTGATCCAAACTCTCAAGTAACTGAGTTTGGTTTTGCTTTTGCTGGCTCTTTAGCTGCTACAGCTAAGAACCACGTAAAACAAGCTTATGAGGCTTTAAAATTAAAAGACGAGTACAAAGATTATACAGACGTATAACAAAACAAACAATTAAATTTAATAAAATGGAAGACGTAAAAGTAGAGGACATCGCTAAAGATGTAAAAAAAGTAACTGACGAAGAATTAAAATCAGTTCAAGAGAAAGTGGCTTTAATAAATAAATTTCAAATGCAAATTGGTGGTTTAGAGGTTCAAAAAGCTATAGGCATTGAATCTTTAAAAGCTTCGCAGCAAGAATTGCAAGTTATTCAGACTTCGTTAGAAGAAAAATACGGCAAAGTATCAGTTAACTTACAAGACGGAACTATATCCGAAATAAAAGAAGATGAAGCTGATAAGAAAGATTAGTATCGGTAAAGATTATAAAAATGAAGCTATGCATTACTCCGTAGGCCAAGAGGTTTACGGAGGGCATACTATCGTAGATATAATAGAACGCGATGATAAGTTTAGTATTTTTATTCAAAAAGGAGATGATGTTATACCGTGGAAAGACTTTAATAAAAATATGGCTATAGCCGTTGAGTATAATTTAGAGTATTAGTGCGAGGTTTATATAATTTTATAGTGAAACCAAAAGGTAACACGTATAACAACATTAAAAAAATAGGTGATGTTAATCTGATATTAAATAATAGTTTATCAGAATTTAAATACATAAATAGAAATGCTATAGTTATTGCTACGCCAAAAATGTTAAAAACTAACATAAAAGTTGGTGATGAGATAATAATACATCACAATGTTTTTAGAAGATGGTATGATCAAAGTGGTGAACAAAGATCTTCTTTTAGTTATATAAATGAAAATTCATACCATATAACAGAAGATCAGATATATTTACACAAGCAAGGTGATACTTGGCAAGCATATAAAGGTTACACTTTTGTAAAACCTATTAAAAATAAAGATAAATTTAATCTAAGCATAGAACATAGTAGTAAGGGTATAGTTAAATACACTGATGGAACTTTTGAAGTCAATAAACTTATAGGATTTAACCCACGTGTTAATCACGAGTTTATTATAGATGACGAGTTGTTGTATAAAATACCTAACGAAAACATTGAAATTTTATATGAGTACCAAGGAAACGAAGAAACGTATAATCCAAGCTGGGCATAAAGCAGTTGAGGAATTAATTAAAGTAGCTAAAGAGGCTATTGTAGATTCAGACGACGATATTTCTGCTGATAGATTAAAAAACGCGGCTGCAACAAAAAAACTAGCTATATTCGATGCTTTTGAAATATTAAATAGAATACAAGCAGAGCAAGATGCTATTGAAGGTGTTGTTAAAGAAGATGATACGCAAAAATCTTTTTCTGGTTTTGCGGAAAGAAGATCTAAGTAATGTATCAACAAAGTTTATATGAGGTTGTAAAACCTATAAAAATAAATACTATTAACAGACTTAATAAGTCTAAAAAATGGAAATACGGATATAATAAAGAGCATGACGTTGTTGTTATATCTAAAAATGGTCAAATAGGTGATGTGTATAGCATACAAAATTTAAAAATAGCACTACCAAAAACACCTAAACAACCGCATAAGTTTGATGCTAATAAATGGCAAGTTTCTGAACAACCGAAAGCATTAAAAAATATTAAAACAATATTTGACTGGAGAGATTATCCTCAAGAGTTTAAAAATAAGTACATAGATTATATAGAAACTGAATTCACAAAAAGAGATGAAGGTTTTTGGTTTTACAATAAAGGTAAACCTACTTATATTACAGGAACTCATTATATGTACTTGCAATGGTCAAAGATTGATGTTGGAAAACCAGAGTTTAGAGAAGCAAATAGATTATTCTATATATTTTGGGAAGCCTGTAAGGCAGATGCTAGATGCTACGGCATGTGTTACCTTAAAAATAGACGATCTGGGTTTTCATTTATGGCATCTGGAGAAACAGTTAATATGGCTACAATATCATCCGATGCTAGGTTTGGTATATTATCAAAATCTGGACCTGATGCTAAGAAAATGTTTACTGACAAGGTAGTGCCTATATCAGTAAATTATCCGTTTTTCTTTAAACCAATACAAGACGGTATGGACCGTCCTAAAACCGAACTAGCTTACAGGGTGCCTGCATCTAAACTTACTAGACGAAATATTACAAGCACTAGTGATAGACCAGAAGAACTCGCGGGACTAGACACAACTATTGACTGGAAAAACACTGGTGATAATAGTTACGATGGTGAAAAGTTGAAGTTATTAGTTCATGACGAAAGTGGTAAGTGGGAAAAACCTAATAATATTCTTAATAACTGGAGAGTTACTAAAACAACATTAAGATTAGGTAGTAAAGTTGTTGGTAAGTGCATGATGGGATCAACGTCTAACGCTTTAGACAAAGGTGGTGGTAACTTTAAAAAACTATATACAAACTCTGATGTTACTAAAAGAAACAGAAATGGACAAACAAGCTCAGGTCTCTATTCTTTGTTCATACCTATGGAATGGAACTACGAAGGATTCATTGATTCTTATGGATTACCTGTATTCGACACGCCAGAAACAGAGGTTGAAGGACCTTATGGCGATTTTATAGATATAGGTATTTTAGAACATTGGCAAAACGAAGTTGATGGTTTAAAAAATGATCAAGATGGTTTAAATGAGTTTTACCGTCAGTTTCCAAGAACAGAAGATCATGCTTTTAGAGACGAAACTAAAGGAAGTATATTTAATTTAACAAGAATATACGAACAAATAGATTTTAATAGCGATATAAATAAATCAACTTTAGTTACAAGAGGTAATTTTTCTTGGAGAAACGGAGTAAAAGATACTAAGGTAAATTTTTATCCTGATTTACAAGGTAGGTTTTTAATTAGTTGGATACCTAACTCAGAGCAACAAAATAGAGTTGTTATGAAAAATGGTATAAAATACCCAGTTAATGAACATATGGGTGCTTTTGGTTGTGATAGTTATGACATATCAGGAACTGTTGATAAAAAGGGTTCTAAAGGTTCTTTGCATGGACTTACTAAGTTTAGTATGGAGGATGCACCACCAAACCACTTTTTTTTAGAATATATAGCTAGACCACAAACTTCAGAAATGTTTTTTGAAGATGTGTTGATGGCTTTGGTATTTTACGGTATGCCTTTATTATGTGAAAATAATAAACCTAGATTACTGTATTATTTAAAAAGAAGAGGTTACAGAGGTTTTAGTATGAATAGACCTGATAAAACATGGAACAAATTATCTGTAGCAGAAAAAGAAATAGGTGGTATACCTAATTCAAGTGAAGATATTAAACAAGCTCATGCGGCTGCTATTGAAAGCTACATACAACAATACGTTGGTCAAAAAGAAGATTTAACTTTTGGAGACATGTATTTTAATGAAACATTAAATGATTGGTCTAGATTTGATATAAATAATAGAACAAAATTTGATGCGACAATAAGTAGTGGTTTAGCTATAATGGCTTGTAACAAAAACTTATATAAACCAAAACCAGATAAAACATTAACTAAAGTAAACTTTGGGTTTACTAAATATAACAATAAAGGAATAACATCGAAAATAATATAATAAATGGCATTATTAAACACAACAAAAACATCTTTTCCAAGCCAAACTGTTTCTGATTCAGAAAAAGCTAGTGAAGATTATGGCTTGCAGGTTGCAAATGCTATAGAAAATGAGTGGTTTAAAAAAGATAGTGGCTCTACTAAATACTATAACTCTAGACAAAGATATAATAATTTAAGATTATACGCTAGAGGAGAGCAGTCTGTACAAAAATATAAAGATGAATTGTCAATTAATGGTGACCTAAGTTATTTAAATTTAGACTGGAAACCAGTACCTATTATACCTAAATTTGTTGATATAGTTGTAAACGGTATGTCAGAAAGATCTTATGATTTAAAAGCTTTTTCACAAGACCCGTCTTCTGCAAAAGAAAGAACAGACTACGTAAAGTCTATGTTGAGTGATATAAAAAATAAAGAGTGGAAGTCTCAAATAGAAGAAAAACTAGGAAGAATCGCTTTTGAAAACGATCCATCAAAACTACCTGAAAACGAAGAAGAGCTTTCTTTACATATGCAAATAGGCTACAAACAAGGTATTGAAATAGCTGAAGAAGAAGCTATAAACAATGTCATGGATTTAAACGATTATGATTTAATAAAAAGAAGATTAGATTATGATATTGCTGTTTTAGGTATATCTTGTGTTAAAAATGAATTTAACACAGCTGAAGGTATAAAAATAAAATATGTAGACCCCGTTGAAATAGTTTACTCTTATACAGATTCACCTTACTTTGAAGATCTTTATTATGTTGGTGAAATAACTAAAATATCAATACCTGATTTGAAAAAACGTTTTCCAAGTTTATCAAATGAAGATATAAAAGAAATAGAAGATAAAAGCACAGGTGGTGAAACTATGAGTCAAATACATAAAGAGCCTGGTTTTGCACATATATTAAATTTTGAATATAAAACTTATAAAAACCAAACGTATAAAATTAAACAAACATCTAGCGGAGCTGATAAAGCTTTGCAAAAAGATGATACATTTAACCCACCAAAAGATTCAAGAGCAAGGTTTGAAAAAGTTGATAGAGCTATTGAGGTTTTATATTGTGGTGCTAAAATAATAGGTTTAAGTAAGATGTTAGATTGGGGTATGGCTGAAAATATGACTAGACCTAAATCAGATATAACTAAATGTCATATGTCTTATCAAATAGTCGCGCCAAGAATATACAAAGGTAGACCGGAGTCATTAGTTGGTCGTATGATGAGTTTTGCTGATATGATACAGCTTACTCATTTAAAACTACAACAAGTGCTTAGTAGAATGGTGCCAGATGGTATTTATATGGATGCAGATGGTTTAGCTGAAATAGATCTAGGTAATGGAACTAATTACAACCCACAAGAAGCATTAAACATGTATTTTCAAACTGGTAGTGTTATTGGTAGGTCTATGACTCAAGACGGTGATTTTAATCATGGTAAAGCTCCAATACAAGAAATACAATCAAGTAGCGGTAATGCTAAAATAGCTAGTTTAATAAATAGCTATAATTACTACTTACAAATGATTAGAGACGTAACTGGTTTAAACGAAGCTAGAGATGGTAGTAAGCCAGATAGCAATGCTTTAGTTGGTGTTCAAAAACTTGCGGCCGCAAATAGCAACACAGCGACGAGACATATATTGCAAGGTGGTTTATATCTTACATTAAAAACAGCAGAATGTATATCTCTTAGGATATCTGATGTTTTAGAATATTCAAACACTAGAAATCAATTTATAAATTCATTAGGAAGATTTAACGTAGCAACATTAGATGAAATATCAAATTTACATTTGCATGATTTTGGTATATTTTTAGATTTACAACCAGATGAAGAAGAAAAACAATTATTGGAAAATAATATACAGATGTCTCTTCAAAAAGAACAAATAGATTTAGAAGATGCTATAGATATTAGAGAAATAAAAAACCTCAAACTAGCGAATCAAATGCTAAAAGTTAAGCGTAAGAAAAAACAAGCTAGAGACAGAGCTATTCAACTTCAAAATATTCAAGCTCAATCAGAATCTAACGCTCAAGCAGCTCAAGCAGCTGCTTCTGCTGAAATGCAAAAAGAGCAAGCGATAGCTCAAACTAAAGTTCAAATAGCTGAAGCTCAAAAGAATTTTGATTTAGAAAAAATGCAAGTAGAGGCAAATATTAAGCTTCAATTAATGGAAAAAGAATTTATGTTAAACATGAGGCTTAATCATGGTGAAAAACAAGTGATTAAAGATAAAGAGAAGTATAAAGAAGATCGTAAAGATGAAAGAACTAGAATACAAGCAAGTCAACAATCTGAGATGATCGAACAAAGAAAACAAAACCTACCAGCTAAAAAGTTTGAGTCAGCTGGCTTTGATAATTTAGGTGGTTTTGACTTGGAGCAATTTAGTCCAAGATAATTTTTAACTATTTAATTATATTATATTATGGAAGATAACAAAACGCAAGAGGTGGAAAACACCGAAGTATTAAGTGAAGGTGGGGATATGAAAGTATCTGAAACTGAAACACAAGAAAAACCTAGTAAACCATCGGCTATACAAGAAGATGGATCTTATAAGGTTGATTTAAAACAAAGTTCAACTAATAAAACTGAAAACGATGCCTTACGGAAAGAAAAGCAAACTGACAAAAAAAGTAATGAAGAAGAAAAGCAAGTCGAAAAAGAAGAAAAAGTAGACTCACCTGTTCTTGAAGAAGTTACTGAAACGGTCTCAAAACAACCTGTTGTTGAAGAGCAAGAAGTTGAAGAAAAGCCCGTTGTAGAAAATACTAAAGAAAAAACTCCAGAGATGGAACTACCAGAAAATGTTGAAAAACTTGTTAAGTTTATGAACGAGACTGGTGGAACGATTGATGATTACGTTAAACTCAATACGGATTATTCTAAACTAGATGATAAAGACTTATTAAAAAGTTATTATCAACAAACCAAAAGTCATTTAACCGGAGAAGAAATTGAATTTTTAATTGATGATAATTTTAATTTTGACGAAGAGTTAGATGAACCTAGGGATATTAAACGTAAAAAGCTTGCTTATAAAGAAGCAGTCGCAGAAGCTAAAACAGCTTTAGAAACAAACAAGAAGAATTATTACGAAGACATCAAGTTGGGGTCTAAGTTACTTCCTGAGCAACAAAAAGCTATAGACTTTTTCAACCGCTATAATAAAGAGCAAGGACAAGCAAATGAACTACAGCAAAAAGCTAAAACACATTTCGACAAAGAAACTGATAAAGTTTTTAATGAGAATTTCAAAGGTTTTGATTTTCAAGTTGGAGACAAGAAATATCGTTTCAACGTGAAAGATGTGGCAAGAACAAAAGAGTTTCAAAGCAATGTATACAATATTATAGATCCTTATCTAAAAGACAATATGTTACATAAAGCTGGTGATTATCACAAAACACTTTTTGCAGCATCAAACGCTGACGCTATAGCTAATCATTTTTACGAACAAGGAAGAGCAGACGCTATCAAAAACATTACTTCTGAAGCCAAGAATATAAAAATGGACAGAAAAACTGATACTGGTACAGATGCGAAGCCTTCAAACGTTAGATTAGTTAGTGGAGACGATAGTTCCAAGCTTAAATTTAAACTTAAAAACTATTAATTAACATTTTAAACTTACAATTATGGCAAGTGCAAACTTTTCGATCGGTACATCCGGTCTAGTAAGCCCTAGCGCTATCAAGCAAGTTACTAATGGATCTTATTTAGATTTAGCTAGTACAGCTGGACAGGGTTGGGCACAGCAATATTTACCAGAATTATACGAAGCAGAAATCGAAAGATATGGAGACAGAACTATCGGTAGCTTTTTAAGAATGGTAGGTGCTGAAATGCCTATGCAAGCTGATCAAGTAGTTTGGTCAGAGCAAGGTAGATTACATATAGCTTATAAAGCTACAGTAAACACAGGAACTGGCGTTATTACAGCTGGTTCATTTAAGGATATTGATAACCAAGCTGGTGATTCAATAGATCACATCTTAAGAGAAGGTCAAAACGTTTTAGCTCAGGTAACAACTGGTTCTGACGTAGTGGTTCTTCCATGTCAAGTTGTTGGCGCTCCTTCAAGTAACGCTGCTGCTAACGGTACTGCGACACTTAAACCTTACGAATATGAAAACCTAGACGACCACGCTTCTATTGCAACTGCTTCGACAGCTGTAATCAAGCTTTTTGTTACTGGTTCTGATTTTGGTAAAGGTACAAGTGGTATGACTGACGCTGTACAACCAGAATTTAAATCTTTCAACAACAAACCAATTATCATTAAAGATAAATATGAAGTATCAGGATCTGATGTTTCTCAAATTGGTTGGGTTGAAATTTCTGGTGAAGACGGTCAAAACGGTTACTTATGGTACTTAAAAGCTGCTGGCGACACAAGAAAAAGATTTGAAGATTACTTAGAAATGTCCGTTATTGAAGGTGTTTCTAAATCAACTTCAGGATCTGTTTCTGGTGCAACTGGTACAGGTACAGAAGGTTTATTTCAAGCTATCGAAGACAGAGGGTTAGTTTCTGACGCTGGTATGTTTGATGGAGCTTCTGATGACTTAGCTGATTTTGATACATTATTAAAAGAATTAGATAAGCAAGGTGCTATTGAAGAAAACATGCTTTTCTTAGATAGATCTGCTAATTTAGCTTTTGATAATATGTTAGCTGGTGCTAACAACTATCACTCAGCTGGTACTAACTACGGTGTATTTAACAACTCAGAAGATATGGCGTTAAATTTAGGTTTCAACGGTTTCAGAAGAGGTTCTTATGACTTCTACAAAACTGACTGGAAATACTTAAATAGCAAATCTTCAAGAGGATTAGTCAACGAAGGTGCTACTGTTGGTAAAGTAGAAGGTGTATTAGTTCCTGCTGGAACAAGCACAGTTTACGACCAAGGACTTGGTAAAAACATCAACAGACCATT